TGAGCGACTCGCAAAGGGCGAGTGCTGTCAAACGAAAAAGAGCAGCGGGTAATACAGGACCAAAACCAACAAACGTTAAAACATTTGCGAAAAGAAAACAAGCCATGATGGGTGGATTTATGGGTAGAAGAATGGGTATAAGATAATGGGCAGTAGATATTACAAAGTTAATAAAAGCACTTTTCGACCTGGTAAAAAAGTAAAAATTATAGATGCTAAAAAAGGAGTAATTTCTATTGAAGACTTTACAAAAGATATGTCTTTACCTTTTAAAGATGAGAGAGTTTTAAATTCAAAAGGTGGCAGAGTAGATAATATGCCCAAAAGAAATAAAAAGAATTTCCGTCCTACGGAAAAAGGTGCAGGCATGACAAGGGCCGGAGTGGCTGCATATCGAAGAAAAAATCCCGGTTCAAAACTAAAAACAGCGGTCACTGGCAAAGTCAAACCAGGATCTAAAGCTGCTAAAAGACGTAAATCATTCTGCGCTCGTAGTGCAGGACAGATGAAAAAGTTTCCGAAAGCCGCAAAAGATCCTAACTCAAGACTAAGACAGGCTCGCAGAAGATGGAAGTGTTAACA